AGTCGATCCATTGATCGCTCTGCTTTGTTGAGACCTTTCTTGAATGGCGAAATGTTCGCAGTTAGTCGAAAGTTAAGACTCGAGAGATTGGCCATGTTTTAATTTTGCGCGTTCGTTTCTTTCATTTATCACAGCGATGATCTCTCCTTTCGTCCAGATCGTTTGCTTCTTCTTTTGTGCTTCCCAAGGAAAAACAATCAAGTCTCTTGCTTTGATCGTTTTCTTTGTATGAACGTTCAAGAGAATCGTTGTTTGCCAACGCGTTCTTTCCCATTCATTTTGTTGCTTTCTGTTCTCTCGCTCGTTGAATCCAGTGACTAAATTTGTCCACTCTCTCGGTGTCAAGTCGTAGAATTCAACTGGTTTGAGACCAATTTGACCGAACGCGAATGACTCGAGATCGTCCCAAGTCGTTTCTTTTTTGCTTTCTTCGCGTCGGCCTACTTCTTTTTTTCGCTCTTTGCACTGAACTGATCTTCAAACACTGCGAAGACTTTTTCAATCAACGCTTCATCATCATCAATCCAGTCAGCGATGTCAGACACATCGTATCTGAAGTTCACTTTTTCTTTTCTCGCTCCGTCTTTGAATCCGCAATACATCAATGTGATCGCTTGATCAAGCGTCATGTCGCCACCAAGATCTTCAAGTTGAGCGAGTGTTGTTCCAGTCATTCTGCTGAATTCGCGAAGTGCGTTGAATCCAAATCTGACTGGATGTTTTCTTTCGTTTGTTTCTATTATCTGAGTCATTTGTTGATGTTGTTAAAAAGAGAGCATCTCTCGATGCTCTCTCTGTTGTGTAGTATTAAGCGACAGACGCTTGAGTCAGTGTACCAGTTCCAGTGAATCCGAACGAATACGTCACATTCTCTTCAACGCCAGCTTCTTGTTCATAGCTTACGAGGTAAGCGTCGCCAGTGTAGTCGATTTCACCAGATGTTGCAGAACCGAACTTCACTTTCACAAGTGTACGATTTGACAACAATGTGAACAGATCGTCTGGTGTGTCGTAGTCTCCAGTGATTGAGTATGTGACAAGTCCGTCACCGCTCAATGACCAAGATTTTAGACCTTCAAGATTTTCTTGCCATCCAGCACTATCTTTTGTGGTTGTGTCGCGAGTCTCCATTGAGACACTAAGTGATGCCGATGTTGCACGGCCGATGATGTCGTATGTTGTTCCACCATCTTCGCTGATTTGAATCACAACGTCAGTTGAGTTCATGATGCTTGTTGCAGCCATTTTCTTTTGTTTTTATTTTATTATTCAATTACTAATCGAGTGAAACACGAAATATCAAATCTACTTGAGAAGAGAAAGTTCTTTCGTCATCACTGAACAAATCGCGCTCACCGTCGAATGAGCAAGATTGTACTTTCACGCTTTCAATCGTTTCATTCATGCGCACAAATGCGTTTCTAATATACGAAACTGCGTTCTGTGTGTCAGCATAAGATGTCGAAACAATTGTGACTCTGACATTCATTTCATCGAGATGTGAGTCGCTGTCTTTTGAACGCTGTGCGTCATTGACTACGATCTCATAGATCGCGAAAGGATGTTGTGCTGTTTGTGCGCCAACGAGTGGATAGACTCGACCAGAGAACAGAGTGTTCAGATCAGAATCATTGTCAAACTTGTATTTGATGACTTTGCCAATCATTGTTGTGACGCTTTTACTTGTTTGTCAAGAAACGCTTTCATCAGAGACTTGAATGTTGTTCTGACGAGAGAGAGTCCTCCTTTTTTTGCTTTTTCAGCGAATCCAAAGTTCGCACCTTTTACATATTGGCCGTACTTATTGATGAAGCCGTATTCAACGAAGTGAGCAAACCAGCCACCTTTCTCTGGATCAGAGTATCTGCCTTTCACTCTTGCACCTACTGAGAGCGAAGAGAAAGTCTGATGTTTTCTGACTCGAGTGTTGATGATGTCGATTGATTTCTTCAAAGTACCTTTCGGTATCTCTGCATATACACCACCATTTCTGTACACTTTGAAACTTGATTCATCAGTGATGTTTGCTTTGAAACGCGCAACCATAGGCTTCAGAGACGCTCTCTGAATCTTTCTGATGTCTTTCGTTTGAACACTATTCGCAAGAGTGTCAAGTTCTTTAAACGCTTTCTCAAACTCACGAATGAGAACGTCATCATCGAATCCGATGAATGCAGAGTTCTTGCTTTTAGAGCGAGAACTTTGAGACATCATTCTTTCAGCAGTTGTTCCCATGATCAGTCTGTGAGTCTTGTTTCAATACGTTGAAAAGAATCTCTCGATTCATCGCTGATGATCGCTTCAATTTTATACGTCTTGCTATTGTAAACAATACGCATCTGTTCATTGATGTCTGATCGATAGCGAATGAAAAAATGTACTTTTTTCACTGCAACGAGTTGATCAGACTGCTCATTTTCAGATCCAGACTTTTCAACAACTTTTGCCCAAACAGAAGCAAGTGTTGTGAATGATTTGTTGAGTTGACCGAATGCATCAGTTGAAGACGTGAATGTCTGAATCGTGATGCGTCTGTCAAGTTGTCCAGATTGTTTGATCATCAGAAAGTGAAGATTCTGTACGGGTTCCACAAATACTCTGATGCTGTCGGCAATCTCTTCACACTATCAGCGCGTTGATCGTAAAGATCAGAGATGACGAGCATCATTCCTTGAATCAACGGCTTTGGAATTGCTGAGACATCAGTTCCGACAACGTATCTGACAATGACTTGATTCACTACACCAGCGGCCGCGAACCAACCAGCAGTCGATTGCACTCTTGCAGGTTCAGAGATCAAGTCTGTGATGTACTGATCAGAAGTGAGTGTGACTTCAGAACCGATTGCATCGACATATTTGACAGAAGATATTGAAGTGACTGGACCTCTCGAGAGATAGATGAGATTCGACAAGTTGTTCCATGAATTTGTAGGGAACTTGTCAAAGTATTCATCAATCGTGCTTGTCACAAGTATTCTTCGCGTATACTCTTCACACATCTGACGAGATGCAGTGATCAAAGCATTGATCAAGTTGTCGTCATCTGAATGATCGACACGCAAGAAGTTCTTTGCTTCAGCAAGAGTGATTGGCTCAGAAGCCGCAGTTGTTACAATATCAAAAGCCATGTTCTATCGTGTTTCCTTTTTCGTTGTTTTCTTGACTGCTTTCTTCGCGCGTGTCTTCGCTGGTTCAGCGATCACTTCACAGAATTTTGCATTCAAGAAATCTCGTGCCATCTCATCTGATTGGATGTCCACCACCGCATCTTTGCGGTAGTGGAATCCAGATCCAGAGACAGATTTCAAAAATCTGACTTTCATACTCTTATGCTTGAGCCAAGTATTTCACTGCACGAGTGTCAAGAACTTTTGAGTCCTTACGCGCGTAGCTTACGAAGCCGACTTCGAGTTCATCCATGTACCGCTCGTTCAAGCGTACCATTTGAACACCACCAGCAGAGCGAACAACGAACTTGCTGAAATCAGCCGCAAGAAGCGTCTTGTTTCCAGTTGCGATGCTTGACTCCATATCGTTGTTGTAGTAGATGTTGTATCCGAACAACTTGTCTGGCTGACCCGCTTCCATTGAAGGTATGAAGATCGGGAAGTCATTTGCAGAGCCAAGGCCTAAAGCACGAATGGCCGCGATCACGTTATCGTGAGCCATGAGGCCGAATGTAGGCTTGTTTCTGTAACTTGGATCAATGCTGTGAATCAAGTCAAGGATGTCGTCTGCCGCGATTGCCGTTGCAGATGCCGCAGTTTTCCCTAAACTTGCACCAGTGATGATCCCTTGTGGCTGGCTTGAACCAGTACCAGTAGTGAATGCGCCGTTTGTTGCACGAGCGATTCTTTCTCCCATTGCTTCAGCTAAGAATGCGTTCAGATCGAATGCATTGTCTTGCAACAACTGCATTGAAACACGCACTTGAGAAGCGTAATTGTATGCGCTTAACTGAGCGTTAGCGAATGTCATGTCTTGAACGGTAACAGATGCCGCTTCACTGATCAAACCAGCGTCAGTTGCAGTGTCGTTGATCGTAGGGTAGTCTAATAACGCGCCACCAGCAGTGTTCAATTTTTTAGCTAAACGCTCAACTTCACCAGTGAACAATGTCGCCATGTCCAACTCGTTTGAGAAGTCTTGAGGTACTAAAAATCCGCCAAGGCTGTCAGTTCCTGCAACTTGCGTTGAAGTTCCGCGAAGTTCAGCCATCATTGAACGCTCGTTTGCGTTCAAAGAACTCATGCCGTTGCGTAGGTATTTTTCGAAAGCACCTTTGCGAGTTGCTTTTGGAGCCGCTTCACGCACTTCAGCATTTGCAGCCAATTCTTTCTTCATCTCAGCAGTGCGCTCGATGATGTCGATTTGTTCTTTGATGCCACGAGCATCAGCTTCCATTGCGTCGAATTTCGACTTTTCTTCAGCGTTCAATGAACGTCCTTCTTTCTGAGCATTTTCAACGATGTTCGTTGCATTTTTAATCAACTCAGCGCGTTGTCCGCGTAGTTCGA